GTTTTGATTCCGCCGCGCAGCTCTCTCGGAAATTTTGAGCTTTTCGCGCAACGCAACCCTCAGCCATTGACCGCTACACCTCGTTTGCGCTACCCTGTGTGGCATGACACGAATTATCAGCAGATCCGAGTTAGGGCGATGGGCTGGTGTCAACAAATCCACCTCCGCCCGCGCTTGCAAAAAACACCTCTCCGATGCCGTAGTACCTGACGGCGTGGATGTCGAGCACCCGCTTGTTCGCCAATGGCTCAGCGAGCACGGCGTGGACGAGTTGCCCCCGAAGCAGGACGCACCTAAGCCGAAAGGTAAAAAACGGGTGCGAAAGAAAGCCGTAGCTAAGACCCCTCCCAAACAATCGCCGCCAGCAGAGACCAAACCGGTTCACGCGCACGACCTGGAACACCTCGAAGATTTAACAATTCGAGAAGTCGTGATGCGCTACGGATCGGTCGATGGTTTCAAAAGATTTGTTGACAGTCTCAAAAGTATTTCAGAATTTAAGTACAAAGAGCTGCGGGCAAAACAGCAACGCGGTGATCTGATTGACCGTCAAAAAGTCGCCGGTTTAGTTTTCCCAATGATCGATGTTGCTTTTTCTCGACTGGTAACAGACGTCCCGGTGGCGGTGAGTAAGTCCGTTGTGGCCAGAGTTCAATCCGGCGGCCCTGAAACCTACACCGACGTGCAAAAAATCATTCGTGACGCCAATAGTCGAGTACTTAAAAACGTTAAGCAGTCCGCCATGAATTTGGAGATTTTAAACGATGCAAATTGAACACGTACCCCCCGGCAACTTACGAGTTGCCGCCAATAATTCGCGCACGCATTCCAGTGAGCAGGTAGACCAGATTTCGGTTGAGGGCGATTTATGGTTGATGGGCGGCCACCGGGTAATGTGCGGCGATAGTACCAGCATCGATGCCGTCGAGAAATTATGTGGCGGCGAAAAGGCTCAATTGCTCCACGCCGATCCGCCGTATGGGATGGGAAAGCAAAAAGACGGCGTGCAAAATGACAATCTTTACTGTGAAGACTTGGATCAGTTTCAAATGGAGTGGTGGAACACGTTCCGCCTGTTCGTCCATGAAAACGCGAGCGCATACATTTGGGGCAACGCGCCGGATTTGTGGCGTTTATGGTACCAAGGGGGTCTGGCTGATTCGGAAGTACTCTGCCTTCGCAATGAGATAGTTTGGGACAAAAAGAGCGTGCCGGGCATGGCTTCGGATCTTATGACTCAGTTCCCGGAAGCCTCCGAGCGGTGTTTATATTTTCAACTGGGCGAGCAATTTTTGGGGAACGTTAACGCCGATCAATATTGGGAAGGTTGGGACGCTATTCGCGGTTATCTGGAAGAACAAGCGACTGCCGCCGGTTTAACACCTGGCAAAAGTCGAGAAATTACCGGCGTGCAAATGTACGCGCATTGGTTTTCAAAGTCTCAATGGTCGTTAATTTCTGAGAAACATTACACTGGCCTGCAGGCTAATTTGCCCGAATTTTTCCAGAAACCTTACTCAGAAATCCGACGAATTTACGACGAAATCAAAGGCGGGTACCGCAATCACGTTAACGGGATTCAAGGGGGTATGCGGTCTTATTTCGACAACGCCCATGATGCAATGCGCGATGTTTGGGAGTTTTCCCGAGTGGTCGGAGACGAACGCCATGGCCATGCAACCCCGAAACCGGTGGAAATGATGGAACGGGTCATGCGAACCAGTCTCCCGCGCGAGGGGCTTTGTTTTGAGCCTTTCGGGGGCTCAGGCTCAACGTTGATCGGGGCCGAACGAACAGGCCGCCGGTGTTTTTCCATGGAGCTCACGCCCGCGTATGTCGATGTGATGGTTCGACGTTGGCAGAAGTTGACCGGCCAACAAGCGGTGAATGCTGAAACAGGTCAGACGTTCGACGCTCATGCAACTTCGTGAAATACTGGCGTTAACTGCCGAGCAAGCTATTGAAAAATCCAAAAGTGCCGACGCTGATACTCAAGCCTTGGTGCGTTTTTTGGTGGCCAAAATTCAGACCAAAGAACACCATCCGCTGATCAAATATATCGAAAACGAAAAGGCAATCGACCTGCTCGAAGATCCGTATAACGAATACCGCCGGATGGAAGTCACCACCCTAACAAAACTCATTCAAGCCAAAGCGCGCGACCTTCCTCTCGCGTCAATTATCGCTGTGATTTACATTGTGCAATCGGTGGCGGCTGGCGAACCGATGCGGCTTAAATTTACCCCGCGCGTTGAGCTTATGGCCATCAACCACGAACTGGACGACGACGACGATCACTGGTTAGCGGTCCAGGTCCAAGGGTTAACTGACGAAAAAATGACCGTTATGGTAAGCCAATGGGCTGAGGAGAAACGATATTTGCCGCCGCAAGTAACACCGATGCCGGGGTTCTATTCGTATGATGTCGCTCCGTTTTTGCGAGAAATTGCGGACTGTTTGTGCTTAGACTCTCCCGTGCGCGAGTTCGATTTTATGAAAGGCGCTCAGATTGGGGCGACGGTTGGCGTCTTGGAAAATGCCATCGGGTATATTATCGATCATGTGAAAGTCGCACCAACCATGCTATTGACAGCGGACGCCGAATTGGCACAACTTCGGATGGAGTCCTACATTACGCCCATGCTGCAGCACTCGGATTTGATGCACTTAATCCAATCAGCGGACACCACCAATAGTCGAAAAACTGGTAAGACTGATAAAAAACTAGAGTGGACAGGGGGCGGTTTTCTCGTTCCTTTTGGTGCGCGTAATGCTGATAAACTTCGCTCAATATCGATCCAGTATTTATTGGAAGATGAGTGCGATGCGTTCCCGGATAAAGTCGGAAAAGATGGTGACCCGCAAAAATTAGCTGAAGCACGAACCAAGGCATATCACGAAAGCCGAAAAATCGCCCGAGTTTCCACACCCTTGCTTTTAGGTTCTAGTCGTATTGCCCGAGGTTTTGAACGAGGGGATCAGCGCAGATATTTTATGCCATGCAAAGGGTGTGGCGAAAAGCAAGTACTCGTTTTTCAAGGCGGAAAAAATAAAACGGACGAAAAGCGTCACGGTTTAATTTGGGAGACAGACGAACACGGTGCCTTAGTGCCGGATTCGGTTCGCTATGTCTGCAAATTTTGCGACCACCAACATATCAACGCCGATAAATCGTGGATGCTTCCGCGCGGAGAATGGCGGCCAACGAGTCACGCTCGCGACCCTAATCACCGGAGCTACCATATTTCCGCGCTATACTCACCGACCGGAATGTACCCATGGGAGGCCATCGTTCGAGATTGGTTGGAAGCGTGGGACGAAGAAGCAAACCAAGTGCGAGACGTTACCTTGCTGCAAGAATTTTACAATAATAATCTCGGAATGCCGTTTGAAGTGATGGGATCGAAAGTTCGGTTTACTAGCGTATCGGCGCATCGTCGACCGCATTACAAACTGGGTCAAATTCCGAATAAATACGCCGAGGAATATTGCGGATCGGTTATTTTATTTCTCACTTGCCAAGTTGATGTGCACAAAAATAATCTAGCCGTCTCCGTGATGGGGTGGACCCGTGACGCTAAGTGTTTTGTGATCGACTACTGGCGTTTTGAAGTTGAAAGCGGAGAAGATGACTGCAGCGAAATATCCAGTCCGGTTTGGGGGCGACTTCGTTCACTACTCGAGGAGAGTATCTACACCGCCGACGATGGCAAAGTATATTCGATCACTATGACGCTGGTCGATGCCGGTTATGCCAACGATACCGTGACCACGTTTTGTTCGGACTATACTTCCGGCGTTTACCCAATTTTAGGACGTGACCGACCAGGTAAAAACCAAACGATTAAAGAATTTGCTGAATTTACCACGCAAGCGGGAACGGTTGGGTACCGAATACTGGTTGATCACTACAAAGACCGGATCGCGCCGGTTCTTCGCCGTGAATGGTCCGAGGATGCCGGACCACAAAAGCGGTACCACTTCAACGCGCCTGTCGATTTATCCGATAAGCAGTTGAAAGAATTAACTGTCGAAAGTCGTCGCGAAAAACTAGACGATAACGGAAATGTGACCTACTACTGGCACCGCCCAGGCAACGCGCGCAATGAGCTTTGGGATTTACTCGGGTACGGACACGCCGCCGTTGAGATACTAGCGTGGGCAATTTGTATCCAACATTTCGAGCTTGAGACGATTGATTGGACACAGTTTTGGGACTACATCGAAGGCGATGCGCTTTACTATCGAGAGAAGTAAGGCTATCCTATAGGCCACAGATTTAAAATCTTTCTTCCACTAAAACCGGCGGGGCTTAGAAAATGTAATGGATCGTGATTTTATTGAAGCACGTATTACTGCCACCAAGGCGCAAATCGTAGCTTATGAAACCGCTGCAGACGCATTAGCGACCGGCGGGATTCAATCGTATACCTTGGATACTGGCCAGACGCGACAAACTGTCACTCGTCTGGATCTTGCCGCGCTGCAAAAAACTATTGATTCGCTATACAACCGATGCGCTACTCTTGAGGCACGACTTAATGGCGGAACGTTAACAGCGAGGCCAGCTTGGTGAATATATTCCAGAGACTTTTCGGGGCTTCGGCTACCGACTTAGAACCAACGGGAGGCCCTTCGACAGCAATGCTTGTGGACGAGCTTGAGGCGTATACTTATGCCGGGCAGCAGCATCTTTCCGGTTTTGAGCATTCGATCCACGACGGCGGCAAATTCTTTGGCGGTTTCGGCACTACTCAAATTCAGCACACGGACTATTGGACATTGCGCCAACGTTCCGCCCAACTATTCAATGATAATCTTTATGCGAAAGGCCTTATCCGCCGATTAGTAACAAATGAAATTAATACCGGATTGACGCCAGAGGCTTCCCCAGACGAGGCGATAATTGGCGTCCCCGAAGAAAGTCTGGACGATTGGACAGAAACAGTCGAGAACCGATTCGCTATATGGGGCAAAAACCCCGAGCTTTGCGATTGGAAGCGGGCTGATACGTTCGGAGCTATTCAGCGAGCGGCACGCATGGAGGCGCTAATAAGCGGCGACGTGTTGGTTGTTGCCCGTAGTTCAAGACGAACAGGATTACCAACCATTCAGCTTATCAGCGGTGATAAAGTACAAACACCTTTAGGCGACCAATCAAATGTTCGAAAAGGCCATAAAATTGCCCACGGTGTCGAAATGGATTCAGAGGGGCGCGTTGTGGCTCATTGGGTTCGTCAAAAAGACCGTAAATTTAAACGTCTTCCTGCTTTCGGTGAGAAATCAGGCCGTCGTATTTCTTGGCTAGTTTACGGCACAGAGCGGCGTTTGGACGAAGTTCGTGGCCAGCCGATACTTGCGCTTGTCATGCAATCGCTTAAAGAGATTGACCGGTATCGAGATTCGACTCAACGCAAAGCGGTGATCAATTCTATTCTTGCCATGTTCATCAAAAAAGGTGAGGACAAGATGGGCACGCTACCTGTTACGGGCGGAGCGGTTCGGCGCGACCAGGCAACCGTGACCGATACCGATGGCACGAACCGTACATTTAATTTAGCTTCGCAGATACCAGGTGCAATCATGGAAGAATTGCAAACCGGAGAAGAACCCGTGCTGATGGGTGGCCAAGGGACAGACACTAACTTTGGCGTGTTCGAGGAGGCAATTGTACAGGCCGTTGCTTGGGCTAATGAAATACCGCCTGAAATTTTACGCCTTGCTTTCTCTAATAATTACAGTGCCAGCCAAGCGGCGATCAATGAATTTAAAATTTACCTCAATAAAATCTGGGCTCAATGGGGCGAAACCTTTTGCACACCAATCTATATCGAGTGGCTAATCAGCGAAACTTTAATGCAGAAAATCATTGCGCCTAGTCTTTTATCATCGTGGCGTGACCCAAAACAGTATGATGTTTTCGGCGCTTGGGTTTGCACCGAATGGTACGGCGCAATCAAGCCGAGCACTGACATGCTCAAACAGGTGAAAGCCAGCGACCTATTGGTGGCGGGCGCATATTCTACTCGCGCGCGTGAGGCCCGGATTACCACCGGCACAAAATACAGTAAAAACGTTAAACGCTTGAAGCGCGAAAACGAGCAGCTAGTTGAGGCCATGCGCCCGATGGCGGAATTTAAACAAGAATTTAATGAGCCTGAAGAAGAAACACCTGCAGGCGGGGAAGCAACCGCCGCCATGACAGAGGCGATAGTTGAGGCGCTTGAAGACTCAAATGTTAGCGGGGATTTTATCGAAGGCTTTATGGAAGTGCTGGAAAATGTCGGATGATAATAAACTAGAAGGCCGTAAGGCGGCGCTGGCTATCGTTCAAAAGATAAACCAGAACAAAGAGCCGCCATCGGAGCCGGAATCGTTTGACGGCCTTGTGCAGGCGATTGAAGCATTGGCCGAAAGTCGTCCTGATATGTCAGGCGCGCTTGAAGTTATCGCTGAAAAGCTGGGCGAACTTAAAAAAGACGATTTAGATTTTTCTGCAATTGTTCAGGCGATTAAATCAATCGAGCTGGATGCGAGTATAGACCTCGAGCCGATTGCATTACAGATTGAAGCGTTAGCAGAGCGACCAGGTACAGACCTTTCCCCCGTAGTCGATAAACTTGACGAAATCAAAAAAGCGATGGAAAATAACACGAAAGTACTCTCCGATTTAGTGAACGTTGCTAAAGCGGCAAAAGTCGTCACATACGATGGTGTGGGGCGGATCACTGAAATAAAACTTAAAGGATAATAAAATGCATAAATTTATCATGGCTATGGTTTTTTGCCTATTCGCCACCACCGTTTCTGCTGACGAAAGTTTCACACTTTGGGGGCAGGACACCACGCTTACTCCGCCGTTTACGGACGGGTTAGTAGCGACCAGCCCGGTCATAGCTAACAACTCAGGGACGATTTATAAAAGCCTTGAGATTGTCATTAATTACGTCGATATTACGCCGGATCAAGCCGACAGTGTGCCAGCTAATTTTAAATTAACAGCTATTGTTGAAGGACAAGTGGGCGGCGAGTGGTATCCTATCGCGGCACAGTTTGACGGGTACCATAATTCCGACAACGGGCCTTTGCAAACGATCCTATTAGAGCCATCTGCCCCCGACACTAATTCGGTGCCCGTCCTCGTGGCAGTTGGTAATAAAATTGTGGCCAAGCAAAACTATAACCAAGGTGTGCTCGGCGAGAAGTTCCGCGTTAGTTTTTACGTCGACCCTAATGCTTCGGCACCCCTAACCTCGCTCACACTGCGAGCGTCAGGAAGGATGTTCAACGAACAATGATCCTTGCCGCCGGTTGCCCCTACTGCCAGAGCCGTACTTTCGAGTGTGATACACCGGAAGTCGCACCGGAAGTATATGAGAACATTTGCAAAAGTTGCGGAAAGACGTCTTACCATATTGAAGAAACCAATGAACAGGTGAAAGAATGGCCGCCGTCGTAGTTGCCGCAGATAATCTTCGTGCGGACAACATGGATGCCCTGACCGATGTCACTGGTATCGGTGGCGGAGCGGGGCCAGGACTAGAGCCGGACATTGCTTATCAAGGTGCAACTGTCGTCGCCGCTATATCTCGAAAAGTTGGGACAGCTCAGCGCGGGTTTTACACCACGACGGGGGCTACCCGTGACATGACCGCCGCGCGTAGAACAACCGTAATAATGAAAGTGGCCATCGGTAACTGGGCTGCACTAGATCCGCAGACGACACCCGGACTACGGTTAAGCGTTGGATCAGGCCCCAGTGACTTTTACAGCTACGACCAAGCACTTTTTGTAAATTATCCCGCCCGAGGAGGGTTCATTTTTGTCCCCATCGACCCTGGCATCGCTTCCCATAGAGACGGTACAACAGGCACCCCCGTAGTAAGTGCGGCGGACTATTTCGCTATTGAGGCGGACTTTAATGCTACGTCAAAAGCTGAAAACGTAGTCATGGATGCGGTAGATATCGGTGCGGGGCTTAATCTTACTGGCGGAGACGGCGGCGATGCTGACGGGGTTTTTCAGGACTACGTAGACCATGACGAAGGCACGGTTGGCAACCGTTTCGCTTTCGTCGTGTCTCAAGAAGGTATCCCTTTTGTACTGGGTCGCCTTTGGATCGGACAAAACATTTCACAGGCGTCGGTTGCCACGGAGTTCACTGATTCTAATAAAACGGTCGTTTTCCCGGACGGATTGTTTGCCGCAGGGTTTAGCGGCCTATCTTTTGACCTTGGCAACGCCTCGACTGTCGTCGATATTTCCGGCTGTTCGTTTATCGGACGAGGCACAACCACGGGCGAAGACACACGCCCTACCCATACAGTCACGGGTACGACGGGAACGGCTACAGTAGACGCCTCCTTGTTTTTGAATTTTGCGGCAATCAGTCCTACCAGCGTGGGGGTTTACTCGTCCTGCACCTTTGAGGCTTGCGGCCAAATCACTGCGGCGGGTGCGGATTTTTCCAACAGTGCCGTGTCTAATAGTACCGCCGCCAGTGCGTTGCTTTGGAACGTAGCTACCGACACCGACGGGCTGTTGGACGGTGTTCGTTTTACTTCGGCGGGCACGGGCCACGCAATAGAACTCGGGTCTAACACCCCCGCGACAATAAATTTCAATGAGCAGGAGTACACCGGCTACGCGGGCGTGGACGGATCTACAGGTAACGAGGTTCTATACAACAATTCCGGCAAAGCAATAACGATCAACTATACTGGCGTTGCCCCGACGGTTAGAAACGGTGCCGGAGCCAGCACAACGCTAGTTAACACGATTAATTACACGATTACCGGTTTAGATCAAAATGCAGTGGTAACGATAGTGGACATCACTACCCCGACGAGTCCGTCTCTGCTGTTCGAGGAAACCGCAGGCGTTGATAATGTCGTGACTTATGCTTTCGATGGTGCTTTAATAGGCACAGCGATAGGCGTGTATGCGCGAAACACAACCATTAAAAACCAAGAATTTGACGATGTGCTACCTGCGGTTGATACCTCGTTTCCGATTTCACAGGTTGCCGACACTGTTTATATTTAAGAGGTTATTATCATGGCAAAGATTGTAGACCCCGATCAAATTAATGACGGGACAGAGGCAGTTTATAACACCACACTTTTAACCGTACAATATCTTGTTGCGGGCAACTTGGATGATAACTCCCCCGGCAAAAGTTCCGGTGTTACAGGACAAGCGGCATACTCCGCATCTAAAGATCATATTTTAGCAAGCGCTAGTTTAAGGCGACACAGGTCACCCTACGACCCTGTTTTTGACGCGTCGTTCTTGGTTAAAGACGGCTGGGATTTCGCAGATCAACAATCACGCGATTTGCTCCGTGACGCGGGCTTCAGGGTTACAGTAACCGGACAAGAACTCGCATGTATAATCGGTTTGCAGTCCGCTGGTGCGCTAGACCAACTCTACTATCAGCAAGTTCTCGGGTTTACTTCCGCGACCGTTGACTTCGATAAAACCGGCGACCTTAACGAATTAATCGAAATATTCGACGGGGCGGCCAGCGATAGGCGAGACTTCTTAAAAGTTTTTAACCGTATTGAAGGAAAACTTTACTCGGAAGGAAACCTTCTTATCGATCAGGATTTGGCTGCGCTTACTTTCATTGCCTATAGGTTGCCGCTAGGAAATGGCGACGACCCTAATAACAACACATCCGACGCTACTATTGACGGCAACGCACCCTACACAGGCATGTCACTGTCTTTTGTGCAAGGTAGCGGATTTACGACTTTCGCGAACAGCACGGTGTATCCTGCAGGCGCGGTAGTCCTTGACCCCGCCGTTCAATCCGGCGGGTCGTCTAACGGCACATGGTGGTTCACCCCCGGAGGCGGAACGTCTAACGGGGCGAACACTGGCGTCGACACAGGTATCACTGATTGGGAAAGTTTTGCAGGTGAACGTCAAATCGGCGACGAGTGGTTCGCGTATAACCGAATAATCGCAGGTAACGCGGGGACAGATATTGAAGTCCACGAGTGGGCGAAACGTCAGTTACGCCTTACCACCGACATTAACGCCGACGCGATCGGCTCGCCTAACCAAGATGGTTTCGGCGCGGTCAACGGCGAGGTTGCACGTTTGCTCACACAGATAGTTGGCGGCATGGCTACTTTCGGCGGAGTATTCATAGACAATTTTGATTCTAGCTCCAGAGCGACCGCGACTTTTAATGATATTACCGTGGACGGGGGCGGCCTTGATGCGGAATCCGTACCGGTAACGTTTACGGGACGAACGTTCCCGTTTAGTTCTGCAGGTAACTTCGTGTTTAGCCAGAACGGTGTTGACGAAACAAACGTCGATACGTTTTACGACGCATACTTCAAATATACCCGCCGTGACACTAATACTGATGTAGCGGTGACCAGTGCGGCTACGAATACCGCCACCATCACAAGTACCTTAATTGATTTATCAATTTATACGGCTAACGACTGGGTCGAGCTATCAGGTTTCGCTAATTCTGAAAATAATGGACTCTTTCAGGTGACAGGCACGCCAACGGCAAACAGCATGGACGTAGTTAAAACACGTGAGCCTAACACCGTTCTGGTTGACGAAACCGTAGGCCCCACCGTTAGTGTTGACGACAATCCGTTCAATACGGACGACGCTGTTATCGTCAATGACGATACTGGCACGCCGATTACCGGCCAAATTACACAAATTAACGAACCCTTCACTTTTGCCTATGACACTAACGTGCAAGGCGGGCGTGTCGCGGGAACCGACGCTCCGATAGTAATCGTGGCTCAAGGTTTAAACGACGCCAAATGGGGCGAAGCTCAATTCACAATTACACGCGCAGTCGGCCTATCGTTCCCTGTGAACCTTTTGGACGAATCTGTATACAATAACCCGTAAGCTAGGAGTATAGGGCAATGAGCTTGCAACAATTAATGACACATGAAACCATCGAGGCGCGTCGCGCAAAATTGCGCAACGAGAGTACGGAGAAACACCTAGCTTTGAAAGCGCGTCGGTATGCTTTTTTCCGAATGCAAAATTTTTTAGAAGGCGGTACGGTCCCGGAGGCGGAACACGCCGCGACTGTAAAAGAAGTCGAGGCAGAAATCGCCCCACTAGGGGGTGTTTTAGAATTTGCCAAAAAGTGGGACTTTGACCCTTTGACTGGGAAAATTATTAGTCGAGACCGTTCGGTGTGGAAAGCCCATGATGAATTTATGGAACGGGCGGCACCCTGCCTCGGTTCTAAAGAGGCCGAAATGATGGAACGCAATATCGCTCACGAGGCACTGATGCGCGAAAAAAAAACGCCTGCCACGGAGCATTAAACCATGGCCGCAAAGGCGATATTTGATGTCACCAACCGACGTATAGAAATAATCGAGCCGCCGGTTAACGGTGTTTCGACGATTGACATACGCGTCGATTTATATAGTGACGGAAAAGAGGACTGGGAGCTTAACGCTGATGATGAACGGTCGCACCGGTTCCCGTTTATCACTAGCCAGACGGCAGGCCAAGAAACCAGCGGAGGACGCACCGAACCAGTTTTCTTTCGTCTTCGTAACGGTATCGAAGGTTGGCGAATACTTCCTCACGATTCTGATCATGTTTTAACTTTGATCGGAACTCTCGTTCCTAACGATGAAACAGTCCCCTTAGCCGAGCCAAGACCAGGCAGAACGATAGTCATATTGACCGACGGTTCGGAGGTTGCTCAGCTAACTCAAGGCAACACCCTGTCCATTGCGCAACAAACTCAACTGTCAGACGTACACGGCCAAGTCGTTCGGTCGGTGTTCATTGACACTGAAAAGCTAGCCGCAGGTAACGGATACCAGCAAACACCATTTAACACTTGGACGGCGGCGGTTGATTACGCCGAAGAAAATAATTTAGTTAACCTTGTTTTACTGGCTGATGCGGTAGTTGATAGGCAGCTTAAAAACTTCGTGATTGACGGCGTTGGCGTCCCGGCCATTGACTTAAACGGGCAAATAATGGACAACACTATCGTCCGGCGTTGCCAAGTGACAGGTAGCTATACCGGCCAAATGCAAGCTAATGAATCGGCGCTTGTGAATCTTTCTGGAATGGCAGGTGTTTTTCTTACTGTTACTGCTGCGGGAACTTTGACAGTCGCGCCTAACAGTAATTTATTCATATCGAGAGTTGCGCCTGCGATTGCCGCCCAACCTTGGACGCTTAGTATGAACAGTGGGCAGCCTTCGCAAGCCGCCGTGCATAACATAACGGGCGGCCTAATTGTTACCAACATGGATCATGCGGGGGATGTTCTTCATTTACATTTTGCGCAAGGAGAGCTTACTATTGACGCCAGTTGCACCCTTGGCGGTCTAGTCGTTACTGGCGATGTTAAAATAAATAATAATTCGGCAGGTACAACTCTCGTCGACAAGACGACCAGCACACTAACCACGGACATTCATAAGCTACACGGACTAGAACTCGGAAACCCGATGACCGTGACGCCAGCCAGCCGTAAAACTCAGGACAATAGTCTTGATCAAGTGATTACGGGAGACGGCGAGACAACCAGTACGGTGACGCGCCAATGAGCTTGAAATCTTTAGGCATTGCTTCGCTAGGTTTGCTGAAGAAAGCAATCAAGCAGGCGTTGCATATTACGTCTAACGGATTGATCAGAATAGGTGAGGGGGATAAGGAAGAAATCTTTATCCAGCCAGGTGCTATGACTTTAGCAGCAAAGCGAGTAGAATTGCCAGATACACTCGCGGGAAATAACCTTGCTGTACTATTGACAAATCATAGTTTATTATAACCCCCAGAGAAAAGGACAAATTATGTGGCTAATTCTAACAGCAGTACGTGAAGCTCTTGAGCAGGCACAGCGCAATGGCGTGATGCCTACCGCTGAGCAACAAATACAGTTCGAGTCCAGGTTTAACGCTTTCAACGAAGATGGCACTCCTCGCAATCGGCTGCTAACCGTTGTTGATGATAAAGCAGAAATAGAAATCAAAGGCGTACTCACGAAAGCGCCAAGTTTTTTCGCTATGCTTTTTGGCGGTGGAAATACTACCTACCCTGAAATAATTTCAGCACTTGCAGAAGCCGACAGGAATGATAGTGTCCAAAGCGCCACCATTGCGGTGGATAGTCCCGGCGGCCATTTTGAGGGACTGTTTGACGTTTTGGCAGCAATTGAAACATTTAGTAAACCTTTAAAAGTTAACGTAACCGGCACAGCAGCTTCGGCGGCTTTCGCTATTGCGGCTAAAGCTGATTCAATCGAAGCGGCAAACAAAGCTGTACGAATTGGAAGTATTGGCGTAGCGGCCACGATTGGGGTCGAAGATAACGAAGTCACGATCACAAGTACCGCCGCTCCGAAGAAACGCCCAGACGTTACCACAGAAGAAGGCAAGGCCATGGTTCGGGAAGAATTGGACGCCATGCACGAAATATTCGCCGATGCGATTGCCACCGGCAGAGACACTACAGTCGAAAATGTTAACGCTCGCTTTGGTCAAGGTGCTACACTCTTGGCGGAAGCGGCATTAAAACGCGGTATGATTGACGCCATAGCGGGTTCCCCGTTGAAAATAGTTAAGAGTACTAAACCAACCACCGCCAGCGGCGGATTAAAACCGGAGACCGGAAATATGGATCTTTCAACACTGAAAGCCCAGCATCCCGCCGTATACGCGGCGGCTATGCAAGATGGGGCAACCAAAGAGCGCGACCGTGTGTCGGCGCATTTAACCATGGGTGAAGCCTCGGGCGACATGAACACAGCTATTACAGCCGTAAAGGACGGGGCAGGAATGACCGCCAATTTACAGGCAACGTATATGGCTGCGGGCATGAACCGAAGCGATTCTGCTAACCGTCAAAGTGACGACGATGATGCAGGTAACGCCGCCAATAGCGCGGACGATAGCGACAACGCTTCGGCCAGTGACAGTAATGTTGCTGACCTAGTTGCTGCTAAACTCGGCTATACAGAGGAGTAAGCGGACATGGCTAACATTAGAATTGAAAACGTAGATATCGGGAGCATCATCCTTGAAGAAGGAAAGTTCCGTGATGATTTACTGACCGTTGGCGGCGCAGTAACCGTTTTGGAAGGAACTATTCTGGCGCGTGATTCTATCTCGCTAAAGTTGGTGCCTTTCGTTAAGGGCGGCGTTACCAACGAGAATGGTATTCCTAAAGCGATTTTAACTTATGAAGTTGCTTCAACGGGTGCAGGCGATATTGCTATACGCGATATGGTTTCGGGTTCGGTACGTGCCGAACGTTTAGTTATTGATGCTGATGGCGATGCCACCAATGTTGATAATGCAGTTCTTGATCAATTGCGCGATTATTCGCTTGTTTCAATTGATGTGCAAGAACTTAACATTTTAGATAACCAATAGGAGAGCGGACATGAGTGGTTCTAATACAACGCGTATGATTCGTGTTTACAACCAGATGGCTCAGCCGATGCTGTTCCTATCCGGTTTTTTCCAAAGCCCGCCTGAAAATTTCCACACTACCGAAGAAGTCGAAATCGATATTGTTCGTAGTGATGAAGATATTTCGATAGTGGTTCAGGATTTGAGTACAGGCTACCGAATGAACTCGGAAGACCTATACACCAACAAAGGCTTTAAACCGCCTATCCACAAAGAAGCGTTGCCGATTAATTCGCACGATCTGATTAAGCGTATGCCGGGTGAGAATCCGTTTGAATCGCCAGATTTTAGAGCGAACGTAATCACGCGCCTCTTTAACGGCATGACAAAGATCGAGCGTAAAATTCGCCGTTCAGTCGAGCTGCAAGCCTCGCAGGTTTTGCAGACCGGTATTGTCACGTTGACGGATATTAACGGCGTCGCGCTTTATACGCTCGACTATAAGCCGAAGGCAACACACTTTCCGACTGCAGGAACTTCTTGGGCGTCTGCTACTGGTGCTCAGAAAATGGCTGACCTTACCGCTTTGGGTGAGATTATCCGAAACGATGGTCTGGGCGACCCTGATCAACTTATCTTCGGCATCGACGCTTTTGAGAACTTCATCAGTGACACAGACGTTCAGACTCGTTTAGATACGAGACGCATCGAACTTGGTGGCGTAGCACCTGAATCGCGCGGCAATGGAGCAACGTTCCAGGGCTGGATTCGTTTAGGTAACTATCGCTATGAGATGTGGACGTATGCGGGACGATATAAGGACCCTCAGACGGGCAACAAACTTTCGTACATTGATACCGGTAAGATCGTCATTCGTGACAGTCAAGGCCGATTAGATGCGACGTTTGGCGCTATTCCGAACATCGGGGCGTTGTTAGGTAATCAGCAGACTAGCTTATTGCCTGAATTGCCAGGTCGAATCAATAACACGGCTGGCGGTATGGATTTATTCACTAACGCTTGGTTGTCCGCTGATGGCGAGCAATTGTTCGGCGGAGTGGGTGCGCGTCCGTTGATGATCCCAACGGCCATCGATACTTATGGTTGTTTAGATACTCAGTTGTAATTTGGTATCCTACGTTTGCCGCCTTGTCATGTGGGCGGCACTTTTTTAAACTTAAAATAGGGGTAAGATTATGCCTAGCAATAAAGATTTAGAAGCATCAATTAATGAAGCGGCTGAAACATTGGGCGTAGATGCGCCGGACGTATCAGATGCAAATAACGCACAACGTGCGGAAATTTTGAAAGAAATGAACGCTGAAATTGAAGCGGCAAAAGCCGAGAAAGAAAGACTCGAGCTTAAAGAATTAGAAGCGCAAGCCGAAGAAGATTCAGCGGCGGCAGCACTACTAGCTAAAAAACAAGCCGAGGCCAAAAAAGCCGAAGCTGAAAAACTCCCGGAGTATTACGTGCCTGTCGGTAAAGCGATCACAACACGCCGTGGAATTTTATCGGATAACTCAGAGATTACAGCCAAAGATCTCGCTGGTGGAAAAGAAGCGCTTGACGCTTTCGTTACGTCTGGCCATGTAGCTAAAGGCTAAACATGAGCCTTCGTCAGTTAGCCGAAGCAGACCTTGGCGTTATCCTTGAGGATGGCGTTACTGGCTTCGGCTGGCCGATTACCGTCACAGACCCCACAGGCAATGCTCAACCGCTTACGGGGTTCTCTGACGATATCGCGCAGGTTATCGACCCAGATACCGGACAAGTCCTATCAGGTCGCCTCGCTTCCGTTGCTTTGCGTATTTCATCTTTGACGACTGCCGGTTTGGCACTTCCTCAAGGTATCGCAGACGCTACAAAAAAACCGTGGCTTATTGCCTTTGACGATATAAACGGGAACAACTTCACATTTAAAGTTATGCTTTCAAATCCCGATCGAGCACTCGGTTTAGTGGTTTGCGTGTTGGAGCTTTACCAGCCATGACCATTGCAGCATTAATTGATAAACAGGATAACGTCGAAGTTATCCGCGACCAAATCGCCGCGATACTTGCGATAGAAGTAGCAAGCCAGATGGTTTTAGCTACCGCCGCGTCGAAAAATCCTGACGATTGGGAACTTCAAGTTTTCTCAGAACGGTCAAATCCATGGGAACGCTTTTTAAACGACCAAACCGATGAGAGTCCTATTGTTAACGTTTGGTGGGATAACTCAAACTTTGATTTGAAGTCCAGTAATATTATCGAGCGTCAAAAATCAGAGGCCGTCTATAACATCGATTGTTACGGATATGGCAAAAGCGCAGACGACCCCAACGGAGGGCATATCCCCGGAGATCGTGAAGCTGGCTTTGAAGCCCATAGAGCGGTCAGGTTAGTACGAAATATTTTAATGGCGGCGGAGTACACTTATTTAGGTCTTCGCGGCACCGTATGGCGGAGGTGGGTCCAGGCGATAACGATCTTTCAGCCGCAACAAGACTCAAACCAAATGCAACAGATAGTTGGTGCTCGACTCGCTTTTCGAGTAGAATTCAACGAGTTCTCCCCGCAAATACCGTTGGAGACTTTGGAATTACTTTCCGTTGATGTGAACAGAACGGAAGACGGCCAATTAATAGTCGAGGCCGATTACGACTACACAACCTAGGAGAACTTAACATGTCTATAAGTACAGCAGTTGACGCGTCCGCCGTAGCCCGTGTGGTCGGCATTGCGACGAAATTTAAAGATTTACGCGGCGGGAGTATTCTACTTTTGCCCCAACGTATCGCGCTAGTTGGCCAAGGCTCAACCGCCTCAACTTACGCTACAACTAAACAGCAGGTAACGAGCGCACTTGAAGTCGCGCAAACTTACGGCTTTGGTTCTCCGCTTCATTTAGCGGCTTTACAATTAATGCCAACAAACGGTGACGGCATCGGGACGATCCCTTTGACAGTTTATCCGCTTGTTGATGATGCTTCAGGTGCTCCGTCGGTAGGTGACATCACCATCGCAGGCGCTCAAACCGAGGCGGCAAGTTATATAGTTCGGATCAATAATATTGATTCTGAAACCTTCGTTATTGATGCGGCGGAGTCCGTAACAGATGCGGCAGTAAAAGCGGCGGCGGCGATTAATGCTTCGCTTAACATGCCCGTCACAGCTACATCGGCGATAGGCGTTGTCGAGGTTACTTCCAAATGGGAAGGAACCGGCGCAAATGATTTAGTTATCGAGGTTATCGGGTCCACTACAGCAGGATCTACTTTCGCATTCACTCAACCGGTTGGCGGATTAGTTAATCCTGATGTTGACGACGCTTTAACGCAAGTCGGTGATGTCTGGGAAACAATGTTTTTAAACTGCATGGATATCGCAGACACGGCCACACTCGGCAAATTTGCAACATTTGGCGAAGGTCGTTGGGGCGCGTTAACTCGTAAGCCTATGATCGCTTTCACGGGCAATACCGCGACAACCGTTTCGGCGGCAACAGCAATCCCTGATGCAAGAAAAACAGATCGAACCAACGCGCAATTAGTCGCTCCAGGTTCAAACGATTTGCCGTTCGTAACGGCGGCGCGCCAATTGGCTCGCATTGTCGTTGTGGCAAACAATAATCCGCCTCGCGACTATGGCAGCCAACCGGCTACGGGTTTAACGCCCGGCACCGACGGCGAGCAATGGACATACGTTGACCGAGACGTCGCAGTTAAGGGCGGAAGCTCAACAATCGAAGTCAAAGACGGCGTGGTTAATGTCGCGGATACGATTACTTTCTACCATCCCGATGGCGACCCTATCCCAGCGTATCGCTTTGTTGTCGATATCGTTAAGCTGCAGAACATTATTTTCAATTTGGACTTGATTTTTGCAACGGCTGAATGGGACGGCGCTCCATTGATCCCAGACGACCAGCCAACAACCAACCGAGACGCTAAGAAGCCGAAAGCGGCAGTCGCCGCAGTTTCGTCAATGTTGGATAGTTTAGGCTTGAATGCGATCATAAGTGACCCTGAAACCGCTAAGGCAAACACCTTTGCAGAGATAGACTCGGGCAACCCTAAGCGTTTAAACGTAGCCACAACGGTACAGCTAAGCGGAAACACTAACATCATCTCAGTTGATTTGAATTTTGGTTTTTTCTTTGGCCAATCTCAAGTCGTAGCATAATTTAAGGAGAATACCATGGCAGCAGTAGGCGGCAGTATTGAATCAGTTACCCTCGACGGTCGCAACTTTCCTGTTGCCGCTGATGCCGAGGCTCAACGAAAACTAGGCGGGTTCGAGAATGAAGTCCAGTCCAATGGTGACGGCACCGCGCGTTTGATAAAGACTCGCGTACCGCTAAGCATCGACGGGTTAACGGTTGAAATTGACGATGATCGCGCCGACCAAGAGTTCCTTCAAGAACTTTCAAATCGAAACGACTTCTTTCCGGGAGCGATCACATACGCATCCGGTGCGACGTATCAAGCGACCTTGCAGATTGTTGGCGAAACTCAAGCGAGTAGCCAGAATGCAACTGCAGCGGTTTCTCTGATGGGTCCGGGCGTTTTAACCAAACAGTAAGCAAAAACTATAGGGCACACTACGCTGCGCGGGAGCCCTAACCCTATCTCGTTCGCGAGGGCGTGGCACCATATTTAAAATAGGGCAAAAATCATGACCGATGTAATTGATAAAGAAACAGCGGAGCAAGAGTTTGATCGCTTCGTTGAAGAAATGGATTTAGATTTAGACACCGCAGATATGGACGCGGAAGATTTAACCGCATTCAATAAGCAAAAAAGCAAAATAGTTCGAGCTATCCAAAAAGGCAGCTTAATAGTTAACGACAAAGGTGAGGCGGTGTATACGCCAAGCCATAAACGTTCTAAGCATACCGACGCCATTACGTTCCACGAACGAACCGGCGCGTCATTGATGGCGATGGACGGCAAGAAAAAGAATCATGACGTTTCAAAAACCTACGCGGTTATGGCGCAGATGTGTCGAGTACATCAAAGCGTTTTTGCTGGCCTAGTCGGCACCGATGTTAAAGTTTGCGAGGCGCTTTTTGCGCTACTCATGGACTAGTCAAGACCTCGTTAGTTCGGCAGGGTGCTGAATTTAGGCACCCAAAACGGGGTCATACATTTGAACCTGTTTATGGCGAAATGTTATTGCAGGTTTGCCGAGATTATCCGGGACTGCCTGATCCGCGAACACTCAAGGCACGGGAGATACGTTTTTTCTTTGAAGGTTTGCGCGCGGAGCTGACCGAGCACACTAAGCCGAGGGCGAAGTAATGGCAGGTCGTTTCAGCGTTGAAGCCGTTTTTAAAGCAATAGATCGTGTAACGGCTCCCGTCTCTCGGATGCAAAACCGCGTCGGGAAATTCACCCGCAGCATGAATCGCGGATTCAATAAACTCAATCGTACCGTCAACAAATTTGGCAGAGGTTTAAAACGTGGTGCTCAAGTGGCCGCGCTTTCTCTCGTATTTATCGGCGGAGCCATGGCGGACGTAATCCGTACTGGTGCTCAATTTGAACAAACGTTAGTCAATGCCGCCGTCAAATTCCCCGGTGAGATCCGAAAAGGCACGAAGGCGTTTAAAGCCCTTGAAGATGCCGCACGTCAGACAGGCAAAACCACAGAATTCACCGCCACCCAATCGGCGGAGGCTCTTAACTTTTTGGCCATGGCAGGCTTTAGTGCCGAAGCGGCGATCAAGGCGCTTCCGGGTGTAGTTGATTTAGCAACCGTCGCACAGATAGACCTCGGCGCGGCTTCCGACATTGCGACGGACTCTCTCGGCGCGTTTAATTTACTCACCAAAGACGCCGCCCAGAACCAGAAAAATTTAACCCGTATTACTGATGTTTTCGCCAAAGCAACAACAAGCGCGAACCTGTCCGTTGAGGAAATGTTCGAGGCTATCAAACAAGGCGGACCGGTCGGTGTCGCCGCTGGCCAGAGTCTTGAAACTATCGCCACGTTTGCCGCTAAAATGGCCGACGCGGGTATTAAAGGCACTCGGGCGGGCACTGGCCTTAAAAACGTATTCTTATCGCTTAACGCACCAGGCAGCGCCGCCGCTAAGGTAATGAAACGCCTGGGTATTGAAACCGCCGATGCAGACGGAAATATCCGAGACGCCATTGACGTGTTCCAAGATTTCAGCCGGGCAACTAAAAAACTACCAGAGCAAACACGCCTGCAGGTATTCAACGAGATATTCGGAAAGATACCAATCGCGGCGGCCATCAATTTAACCAATGCAGCGGATAGCATGAAAGACTTCCGAAAAGAATTGGAAGCCTCGGCTGGCGCTACTAAAAAAATGGCGGACATCATGCGAGATACTTTGCAGGGTCGATTGAACGCGCTGTCTTCTGCTATTGAAGGCGTAAAGCTAACAATGTTCAGCATGACCGAAGGGCCGCTAAACGATGCAATTGAAAGAATGACGGACTGGATACGCGTCAACGAGGAGGCTATAGCTTCCGATATTGGTCAGTTCCTCGCTGACATAATCAACAACTTTGAAAACATCGTGATTTGGACAAAACGTATAGCTACGGGATTAGCGGTCTTTGTGACTTTCTCCATTATCCTTAAAACGCTTATCGGCATCCTGACACTAGTTAATCTTGTCATGGCCGCCAATCCTGTCGTCTTAATTATCTTAGCTGTGATCGCCCTTATAGCCGCCATAGCCGCATTGATATTCTGGTGGGAGAATTTGGTGGCAGGTTTTATGGAAGGCGGCAAGGCCATGGACATTATAGTGGCGGGGATCGGGATACTACTAGGGCCGGTCGGTCTGTTAATCGCGGCAGCGGCGTTAATTATCAAACACTGGGAGCCAATCAAAGAATTCTTTAGCGGACTATGGGACGGCATTGTGGCCGGTTTTGAGAGCGCCCTCGGATTCATAACGGGAATCGTCGATAAGGTCATTGCCAAAGCGACTGCAATAATCAATACCGTTAAGGCTATCGGTTCAGGCGTAGCATCGTTCTTCGGATTCGATGATGATGAAGCGGCGGACAGTGCCAGGGCGAAAGCCGCTGTGGTTAGCCCTCAAGATCGAACAGCCAGACAGATTGACGAACAACGTTCAACAAGTACCGCCGAGGTGACTTTACGCGACGAGACAGGACGCGCCGAAGTGACAGGCGGCCAACTTGGCGCAGGAATAACTTTACAACCTTCAGGGGCGTTCTAATGGCGTGGAATGATAGATTAAGAGAAGCGGCATACACTCCGCCTTCAGGTATTCGTTTAACGTTCGCCTATGAAAATGTATCGAAAACAGTCGAAAAGAAAACGACGGCTTTTGAGTTTCCCGACGCTAACGGAACCTACGTGCAAGACCTTGGCCACTCAGGACGACGTTACCCTTTACGGGTGTTTTTCTGGGGGAACGACCACGACTTAGAGGCGCAAGCATTCGAGGACGCTTTGCTTGAAACTGGCACCGGTAAACTCGATCACCCATTTTATGGCTCGGTTGATGTTGTGCCGTTCGGAGAGATTAAAACGCGGGACGATTTAAAGACTGGCGCAAATCAAACCGTAATGGAGGTGACTTTCTGGAATACTATTGGCTTAGTTTACCCGACCAACCAACAAGACCCTGCGTCTTCTGTTCTTGCGGCGGTAAGTGAGTACAACGATGCGGCGGCCAGTGAATTCGAGGTAATCACTAGCTTAGACTCTGCTGTTGAACAGGCCACTTTTAAAAATTCGTATCAATCTTTGCTCGATTCGGCTTCGTCCGGTTTGCAGGCAATAGCAGATGTTCAAGACGACGTTCGGACTCAGTTTGGCGCCATCGTTGATTCGATTAACCAAGGGATCGACATTCTGGTATCTGAACCGCTTACGTTGGCTTTTCAAACCGTCCAGATGATTCAAGCACCGGCCAGAGCGTTGGCCAATATCGAGGCACGTTTAACCGCGTATTCTGACCTTGCAAATAGTTTGATCACCGGAGACGGCGCGGTTGTTTCGCCGGGTAATGATGCTAGAAACTCAAACGATTTTCACACCAACGACCTGTACGCTTCGACGTATGTTACGGGTTCAGTCGTGTCGGTCGTTAATAACCAATTCACCACCAAGACCGAAGCACTGCAAGCCGCCGAGGCCGTACTCCAACAACTTAGCGATGTTACCGATTGGCGGGATGATAATTTTCAATCTTTAAGTGAAGTCGATACCGGCGGAGCGTACCAGCAATTACAAGAAGCGGTCGCGTTGACGGCAGGTTTTTTGGTTCAAATTTCTTTCAACTTAAAACAAGAACGACGGGTGGTTTTAGTCCGTAATCGAACCATCGTAGATTTAGCCGCCGAGCTTTATGGCAGCGTCGATGACCAGTTAAACTTCTTGATTAGCTCAAATAATTTAACAGGCTCTGAAATTTTAGAACTTCCGAAGGGGCGTGAAATTGTCTACTACGTATAACACTTCTGCCGGAGATACCTTCGAGGCGGTCGCGCGTAAAGTTTACGGCACTGAGGTAGAAGCGTCCCGACTTCGGGAAGCCAACCCCGGCACCAGCGAGCCGTTTTCCGCAGGTATTGTTTTAGTTGTGCCTGCTTTACCCGGTACCCCGATTGACCAACCCCAGCAAGCTCAGGCGGGCTCAGAGAACGAAACTGCGGTACTAATTGAAGGTGAGCGTTTTCGTTTTTGGCAAAGCATTCGGATTACCCGAGCAATTGACGCTATGGACACTATGGAATTGCTCGCACCTTTTGATTCAGAGGTTGCTAGTTTTCGTGAAACCTTCCGGCCTTTCTCGTATAAATCCGCCAATGTTACGGTGGGCGGCATTCCGCTATTCACCGGCACCATGGTCGGCGTTGTTCCGGTCCTGGACCCTGCACGAAAAGTCGTATCAGTAAGCGCGTATTCTTTACCCGGAGTGCTTAACGATTGTACGGCTCCGGCCAGTGCGTTCCCGTTAGAATTTAACGATCAAAATTTACGTGATATCGCCAACAAGGTGGCGGGGCTCTTTGGCCTTAAAGTGGTATTTGATGGCGAACCGGGCGCAGTATTTGACAGAGTAGCCTTAACGCCCGGAAAGAAAGTTTTATCATTTTTAGCGGACTTGGCGAAGCAGCGAAACTTGATAGTCTCGAGTACTCCACTCGGCGAGCTGTTGTTTTTAAAGTCAACCGATGCGAGACAACCGGTCGCACAATTACGGCAAGGCGAATCGCCGCTGCTATCTGTTACGCCGTTTTTCAGTCCGCAAGAGTATTACAGCCACATCACCGGACTTGAGCCGGTTTTAGTTGGTCTGGCCGGTTCGCAGTTTACCGTTAAGAATCCGAGGCTAGTCGGCGTAGTAAGGCCGATCACTTTTGAGGCTTCCGACGCGGTAGCCGCTGACGTTAAAGGTGCCGTCGAATCTAAAGCCGGTCGAATGTTTGGCAATGCGGCTTCGTATTCCATAACGTTGACAACGTGGCGCAATCCTTCAGGCAACCTTTGGGCCCCAAATTCTACGATAACTTTGATCGCCCGTGACGCCATGGTTTATTCCGAGTACGCGTTTATTGTTCGGAGCGTTGAGTTCATAAGAGAGCGAAGTGCGGAGACCGCCGTTTTAAATCTCGTCATACCTGGCTCATTTAGTGGCCAAGTGCCGGAGGTTTTACCATGGGATGGGTAGGCCGCGTATTGTCATTTTTTCGAGTTGAGCGAAACGGGGCTAAAATTTCCGATACTCAAATCGATACCGGCGGAGGCCCTAATGTAACGGCAGAACATTTCGCGCCCGCAGGCGATGATTCGTACCCGCTCGAAACTGATTATGCAATAGGGCACGATGTTCAACAAACCGGACGGGTGGCGGTGACAGGTTACCTCGACCCAAAGAACACGCCCAAAGCCCAGAAAGGCGATAAACGAATATATGCTCGGGACGCTGACACCGGTGCGGTAGTGGTTGAAGTCTGGCTGAAGAACGACGGAACGGCGGTAATCTCGAACGATAACGGCTCGGTATTGCTTCGGCCTGATGGCGGCTCGATTGTGACCACACCGGGCGCTACATTTGACGCCAAGGCGGACGGGTCGATTAAAGGCGATAACGGCAGCGGTTCATTCGAGCTTGAGGCCGGTGGTGACTTTGTTGTTAATGGTGTTACCATAGACACGGGCGGAAATATAGTCACGGGCGGAACTTTGAACGCCGACGACGTGACGGCGGATAATCAAAACGTGACGCTCAGTACCCATAATCACGGCGGAAGCGCCCCAGTACCGGGAACATAAAACATGGCACAGCAAGGCGATATAGTTTTAACTCAGACCGACGACGACGGTGATATTTGCGTCGTGGACGGGTTGGTTGCTATGTCCGGCGGTTTATCGACTTCGGTTTATCTTTCGCTGTTTGGCGGTAATGAAGACGATGGTGGGGAGCAAGACTCGGTTTTAAATTGGTGGGGGAATATTGACGAAAACGAATTAGAAAGACAGTACCGAAGCGAGACGCAATATTTGCTGCAGGGCATTCCGGCCACGTCAGGAAATTTGCGAAGAATTGAAGACGCCGCTGTCCGTGATCTCGATTGGTTATTGAGCAGCAACGTAGCGTCGAAAGTATCGGTTGCGGCTTCAATACCTGGGCTAAACCGAATAAAACTGATAATAGACCTCGAGGCGAATGGCGAAGAGTCGCGCTTTGAGTTCGTAGAAAATTGGAAGGTCGCACCATGAGCTTAATTACACCAACAACGAAAGCGATAAACGATAACATCATTGCGCAGTTAGAAGCGTCGCTTAACCAATCGATACCGTTATTGCCTAAATCCTTTATGCGCGTACTGGCCAAAGCACTGGCTGGCGTTTTTGTTATTTTGTACAAGTACGGCGGCTTCATGTTCTTGCAAATTTTTGTAAGGACGGCCAGTTTTTCCGCCACCAACATTAACGGCGAAGACGTGAACCCTTTGACCGAGTGGGGGCGTTTGATTGGTGTTGGCGACCCAGCCGCTGCGACGATCGCCGAAATGACCATCGACATGACGGTCAACAATCAAACTGGCACTTTGCCGTCTGGGTCCCAATTAGTGAACACTGATAACGGCGTGACTTATATCACTATCGGCGCAGTGTCGCTTAACGCGGCAACCGTTCAAGCAACTATCCGGGCGGTTTCAGACCAAACCGGTGGCGGGGGTGCGGGCGTGATCGGAAACCTTGATCCCGGCGCGACTGTTTCTTTTGCCAACCCATTGGCGAACGTTGCCCGTGATGCTATAGTCGTCACACAGACGGTCACAGGTGCCGACGCAGAGACAACCGAAGCCTACCGCCAGCGAGTAATCGACCGGTTCCAGAAACGCCCTCAAGGCGGCGCGTATGCCGATTACGAAATATGGGGAGAAGAACCGGCGGGGATCATAAATATTTATCCGTACACTAGCGATTGTCCCGGCCAAGTGGACGTTTACGTTGAAGCGACGCCGGAAAGTTCGGGCGACCCCGATGGCACTCCAACCGCACCACAACTTCAAGAGGTTCTTGACTCCATCGAGTTAGACAGCAACGGGCTGGCAAGCAGGCGTCCGGCTAATGCGCTAGCAAACACTTTCCCGATAACCCGCACGGGTTTTGATGTCCAAGTAACTGGCCTGCAGGTTGATAATTTGGCATCGGTTCAAGCAACCATAACGACCGCCATCGAAGAATACTTTCTCGACCGTGAGCCGTTCATTACAGGCCTGTCGGTTTTACCACGACGCGACCGAATAACTCGAAGTGCAATAGGCGGAACGGTGGACGATATTGTTAGTGCGGCGGGCGGAATATTTAGCTCGGTAATTGTTAGCCAATCAACGATCAATGTTGAGTTATATTCTCTCGGTATCGGTGAGAAAGCCAAAGCAAGTACGGTAACGTTTGTATGAATTTTTTGCGCATCCTACAGCATCTATTGCCTAATGCGAGAGCATGGCGAACAACGGTTGATAAACAGCTTCGGCAGTTTTTTGACGGGTTGGCAGCTACAGGTGACAATGTAAAATCTTTTTTCGATTTGGTATGGCTTGATGTCTTCCCGCAAACAACCCGAGAGTTGGACGCTTGGGAAGATCAATTCGGGCTACGCGATACGGGCACTACTGAGCAAGAACGACGGAATAGATTAGACGCGACATGGAAAGCCCTTGGCGGTCAAGATCCTCGGTATATTCAGGACACTCTACGCGGAGCGGGTTTCGACGTCTATGTCCACCAATGGTGGGAACCGGGAACTAAGCCAGCGGTAAGTGTTAAGCAATGCGTTACTCCCCGAAACCCTTTACAGTGGATACGGCGCGAATTTACGGGGGCTAATTTGCTGGTTGAATGCGGAGAGGCTAACGCAGCATGTGGAGAGTCTTTTGCGGAGTCTGGTAACGGATTTAGCCCGCTCGGTTATCCGCTGGTTAATAAAATTTTTGAGACTACGCCCGATATAATACCGGCTTGCGGAGAAGTACTTGCGGAAGCTGGTGAGCCTGACGCACTATGCGGAAATTATTTTAGATTCATAGACAAGTTAAAAGAGTATGTAGTACCGAACGAACCGGACAAATGGCCATATTTTTTGTACATAGGTGGCCAAGTTTTCGGAGACTTAGCAATAGTTGACTCAAAAAGACGGAGTGAGTTCGAGGATCTTTGTCTTAAAATTTGCCCGACTCAACAATGGTTAGGTATACTAGTTGAATACGGATAGTGGAGCATAAATCATGTCATTAAATTTAGAAACGCAATACCCTGGGAAAATAAACCCGTCAGATGCAGACTACCCGTATGGGTCGGCTCGAAATATTACCGTTCCGGGGGACGGTACGGGAACGCCATGGGAACAAGCTATCGTTAATGATAACATCGGGTTCCAGCAATCTTTATTAACGGCGGCGGGCATAGTGCCTAGTGGCTCCCCAGATAAAGTAGGTGAATCCCAGTTTTTACAAGCCCTTTTAAGTATCTCGGGTCGGACGGAACTAACGACAATTACTATGGCCAGCATGAAAGAGCCGAAGGTCGGGCAACTGGTGACTACTTTAGAATTCGATACCGGTAACGGCCTGAACAGTGGAGCCCCGTACGTCGGTGTTCTCACTTCAAGTGGTACGCCAAACGGGACGGATTTTATAGTAAGTACCGAGGATGCGTTAATTAGTTTTCAACTGAGGACAGGCACTTCCGCAAATGTTAAGCACTTCGGTGCAAAAGGCACGGGGGCAGACGATACCGTCGCGGTTCGTGCGGCGGCGGCCTACTTAAAGGCTCTTGGCGGCGGTTCTTTATACTTCCCAGACGGAACTTACGCGTTATCTACCGGCGATGCACCGGCGTACTGTTTGAGGATACCCGCAAATGTGCGCGTTTTTGGTGAGTCCAAAGCTGGGACGATTATTACTCGGCTTGTCTTAGAGGAAGTTAGTATCCTTTTTGTCAATGACGATGCGGACACGGCTACCGGATACGCAGCCGCAGGTAACATCACCATAGAACACCTCACTATGACCGACAGTGTTACAAACACCGAAAGAAACGCAACGAATGGCGACCTAATCGCGTTCGGGCATGGCGACGGATTAATAGTTCGGGACTGTCACTTTGGAAACCACACGCAGCATTGTCTTGATATTGGAGGGTCTAAAAACATACTGTTTGCCGGGAACACCCAGCTTAACAGTAACGGAGCGACGGGATTTGCTGAAAATTCCGCGGTACAAGTTGACTCTGCGAACGGGGCGGCGTTTTTAGGGTTAAACATAGACGGAACTGAAACGGAGCAAGTCACTATAACCGACAATCGGTTTATCAATACGAACACCAATACGCTGCTACACGTCGGGCATAATGGCGGCACAGCGAAAAATGTGATAATTGCCAATAACTATTTCGAAGGGACAAGCAGGTCGTTCGGTAAATTCATTAGGACGGATGTTGACGACGCGAGTATTGACGGGCTTATAATAAAAGGTAACACTTTCAATCTGACCACACAGGCAAACCTTTCAGCGGTATCTATAATCACTAACGGCAACAACAGCGAGTCTTTTAAAAATGTCGTTATATCCAACAACACAATAGTGGGTTTAGCAAGAATAGGGATAGACTTCGGCGGATCAGAATCGTATCTCGGCGCTAATTTACCTTCAATTGAAAACATAAACATATCGGATAATACTTTAGATTTGGACTTTACGGGAGCGGCCACGCTAAACGTAGGAATAAAAGCCGACCTTTGCAAAGCCTCGTCAATTCGCGGAAACAATATAAAAATATTTAAAGATACGGACGACGTCGATATGTTTGGCATACGGTCGATCACTTCTACGATGATGGACATTATAGGGAACACAATACTAACGGGTTTAACAACGTTTACAGGTGCCAACCTAAGTGCGGGTATCAAGGTTGACCGCTTCGGGTCCATCGCGACTTCAGCGCTGGTGGATATTTCTGTGATTGATAACAATCTTGACGTAACGAAACTAGATTACGGGATACATCATGAGTTTCTAGTTAATGGGAATACGGTATTGCTAAGCGGGAATCGATTCAGCGGGGACTTGGTAAATGGTGACGCTCATATATTTGAAAGTATACCTACCAGCGACGGGTCGAACGGATATCGATCTATAGATTTAACCGGTGCGGGCGGGTACACTTTGCCGGTTGCGATAGATACTTCATACGCGATAACAACCGGCTTAATTAAGAAGGCGGGGACTAACACTGTACGGTCGATTGAAAAAATAGATATCAACTATACTAGCTTAGGCGCGTCGTCTCTATCAACCGTAACGGAGCAATTCTTTGACGACGCCAATATTGCGCTGCAGGTGAGCGCCATCGACCCGAGTGCAGGGACATTCGACTTGGTTACGGGGAGTACGGCCATAACCACGACGATCAAAGCACCGACAACCGCAGACTCGAATAGGGTGTCGGGTAATATTTCAATCATGGCGGGCATATAGTGTTTGCTCTCAGTGAAAGATCAAAGCGTAACCGGTCAGAAGTTGACGTCCGGTTAATCCAAATAAGCGACCTAGCGATCACTATTTCGCTGGTTGATTTTGGTCACGGTAGGGTTGCAGGTAAGCGAACCGCCGAAACGCAAAACCAACTATTTAAAGAAGGCAAATCAAAGGCCGACGGCTTTGAGAAACTAAGCGAACACCAATCAGGCAACGCGTTGGACTTTTACGCGTATGTAGACGGGAAAGCAAGCTGGGATCCCGAGCACCTGGCCATGGTGGCAGCGGCATTCTTACAGGCCGCCTCGACGCTTGGTTACAGAGTCAAATGGGGCGGTCTTTGGAAGTCTAGCCGCTCTAAACTTTACGGCTGGGATATGCCGCACATTCAATTAGTGGAGTAATGTTATGACACCAATTATCGGCGATGTAATTTCAGCAGGTTTTGGATTAATCGATTCGCTTTTTACCAGCGACGAAGAAAAATCAGCGGCAAAGCTTAAATTGCAAACTTTGGCTCAGCAAGGAAAACTAAAGGAACTTGAGATCGGAATGTCTGCAATTATCGCAGAAGCAAACTCGAAAGACCCTTGGACGTCTAGAGCAAGACCGTCGTTTTTATATGTCATGTACCTTATGATTCTAACCGCCATCCCTATGGGCGTTTTGTCGGCGTTTCAGCCTGAAATTGCAGAACGCATTGCAACTGGACTGCAGCTTTGGTTGGCGGCCATTCCTGACGCGATGTGGACGCTCTTTGGAGTAGGCTATACGGGTTACGCGGTTAACAGAACTTATGATAAACACTCCAAAAACAAACATGGTGCGAAATGAACGAAGACACCATAGCCGACGTCGAGAAGAAAGCAATAGATCGCGTCCCGAACTGGTTTTGGGGCGTCGCAGGTATCGCTTTTGTTTCGTCGATATGGCTATTTTTTAACGGGCTTAATCTCGGTTCTATTGTTAACCGATACATCGATGTACGGTTCGAGGAACGCAAGGCGCAGCAAAGTTGCAGAATTCCACAGATACTTGAACTACAGGCGAAAGTTGACGATCTACTCCACCGGATTGAACCTGTCGAAGAACTTTCACATGAAGCACACAACAAACCGGAGAAATAGTATGACAACCTCAATTAAAGTTTCGGCGCATTGCGCTGATGATAGAGAAGTCGTAATCGATTACAAAGACAACAACGGCGCGCAACAACAGGTAATACAGGACGGTGAGGAATTTGAAACCGTAGTTTATGACGATCTTTGTTGTTCTGCCCGTGAAAGACCAAAAGTTGTTGCAACTCCGAGCGCGGGCGGAGACGGGAAAACTCGGCCAAAACCCGACACACAGTAAAATGTTGCCTTAAGTGTTTTTGTACTAACACTGATTGCGCTCTCTGCTATCATCTGCCATAAGCAAGATCGAACAGCAGTAATTGTTTTCAGTATTTGCACCCTATCGTTTGCTTGGGCTGGTACAAAAATTGACGACGCCTTTGCGACCTTCTATTACGTCGGGGCGGCGGCGGTTATCTCATTGAGCGTCCTCATATCTTTTTGCCCCCGACCATGGCGCGGTTCTCCGGCTTATGATCGGCACGTTGTTGGTTATATTTCAATTTTTCAACCAATGCACCGCCAAGATCAAGGCCAAACGCGCCCGCATAGTCAAAAATTCGGATCAACGCATCGGCCAGCTCGACTTCCTCCATTTTGCGGTGCTTCAGGTGGGTGTCTTTGCAATCCTTACGAACGCCCTCCAAGCACTCCGAAATCTCGGAATGAATCAAACAGAGCAGTTCGGCTTTATTGCGTTTCAGACGTTCGCCAGTTTCTAGGTCATGCCACCAACCACCATCGACGGCGGCGCAATGGCAGATGTCGCTCAAATTATTAACGCTTTCTTGTAATTCACACATGGGTTGCTTCCTGTAGTTGACTATCATAATATTAATCCTTCTGATATCGTTTATGTCGCCAACCGGCGGCGCGTAGTGGCCACCATGAAGCCCACTCGGGACGTTCGGACATTATCGCCGACATCTCGTCAACACTTCCGAACCACTCCGGTACTTCGGCGGTGCCCTCATCGTGGGTATGCATGACAATCGGATAGCCTCTTGCCTCACAACGCAGTAGTGCATCGAACTGAATGTCCGCCGCCACCGCTTGCACGACGTTCTCAAATAGGCGTCCGCCGTAAGTCTCCATGCGGTGCCAGCCTATAGGACCTTTGGCGCTGTTTGAGTTATAGCCCTCGAAGGTGATTTGATACGACGGCCCCCTGTTCAATTTGTCCTGCGCTTCGGCTAGGCGTGGGCGGTGGTAATGCAAATAACGTCCTGAAGGCAAACGGCAATAAAGAATATAGTCGCGCACCGCGTAGGTTATATCGATATGGCTGAAACATTGGCCAGGGTAAAGGATGGCGTTAATCGCCGCGCCTTCAAGACCGAAAAGCTCCGGTCGGTAGTCCCATTTCCCCGGACCGCACCAGCGGAATTGACCGCCCCACATCTCGACGATTTCGGGCGATTCTTCACGCCACTTGAGGACGTCCTGCTTAATCTCGTCCTCGTTCATGAATTTATCTGCGCCGAAATTTGTCCATGCTCCGATCCAACCGCCGTACCCACCGGCCAGTTCTCGCACCTTGCCGATAGTCTTTCGGGCGGGGTGGTGCATGCCGTTTTTCTTCTTGTAGTCGAGGATTTCTTGAAACGGAATGCCGGTGGCGTTGGCCGCGCTTTGCTCGTATATTTTGCCATGGCCGCTGAATACTTCGATCCGCCATTGGCAACGAGATAAGCACGCCGCCGCCACCGCTTCAATCGCCGAGAAGTCGCAGCAAATGAAATCCTTGCCCTCGACGGCCATGAGTAGTCCCCGCAGACAGCCACAAAGCACCGTAATCGGGTCGCCCCATACGACCTCAAGGTGGTCGAGTTTTCGCGTTAAAATCATCTTGATAGCGGATTCAACCGCTTCAACCGTCCAATCTGACATCGTGTGGAACATGAAAGACCCGCAATGCGGGCACTCACTGGCCCACTCGTCCGGGTTAAAAAATTCTTCGCACGCTTCACACTGAGCCGACTTCGGACCTTTCGACGTGATGTTTTGCAATTGAACGCCGCCCGCCGAAGCGCGCCCTGTTCTATCGGCTCCGCAGTACATGTACTGGTCGCGAAGTCGTCCGTCGCTACTGACCTGCAGTTTAAGCGTTCGGAGTTTCTTGACGTTGGCCGCGCCGAGTGTATCGCGTATTTCTAGTGCCCTTCGAGCGACCGGCGGAATGTCTTCACGCTTGAGCGTATCAGAGACGGTTTGTTTCTGCATATTCGGCATACTGAGCCCGACCGACCCGAGCCAGTCCACGAACTTGGCCACTTCGGACACTGAACCCACCGCGCCTTGAGTTATCTGGCCGAGCTCCATTGTATATTTGCGTTCAGTCTGGCCAAGTATGTCCAGCATGGCGTCGAGTGCTTCAGTATCGACCGGCACGCCGCGAACGTTTATGGTCTGATCCATTTGCCAGGTAGCGAACTCTTGCGGGCTTAGGTCGGGGATCATTGCAGAGGCGTGATCTTCGGTTTGAACATCGACGTCGCAGTAGGCGTAAAATTTTACAAAGTCGTCCCACGCCGTCGCTGGCGTCCATCGGTGCTCGGGTCGGTTTTTGGCTGGCGTATGGGGTCTGGTTAGTTTCTGGATTAACCGGCCACCTTCTTTGTCTTTTTCTAGGGTGCCGAGAACTGCAGCAGCTTTACCCAATGCGCCCGGAAGGCTATGCCGTCTTGATTTGGCCATAGCGCACCGGCATTGTTCGAGTTCTAACACTGGCCAGCCGTAACGCTTGGTGCAGACCATATTCCAAATCCAAAACTCAAAGGTCACGTTCCACGCTTCGATCAACCCGCCGTTTTGAATGTGGGCGATTAAATCAAGCGGATCGGGAAACCCTGGGTACCACGCCCGTCTGCCTTTGCCGTCTTTCAAATCATAATACAAACAGAGTACTTCGGTCGAATCATGGCAGGCATAGTTCGGCGTACCGACGACCGGCAGACCGCCTTTACCTTGCGCGCCTACGCCTTTCACCTTGCCCGTCTGGGGGTCGATATTGAAACCTGCCTCGCTATACGTCTCGAAATCCATTGAAGGCAATACAAGCGACGTGCCGAGGTCTACCGAGATTGGAGTATTGGCGGAAAGTTGAGTTGCGTCGGCTGGCCATTCATCCGGATCAAGATGTTCGCCAACATAATGTTCGAACGTATGTCGCCCGAATAATAGGCGTTTCATACTCGCACCCCCATAATACGGAATTTGCCGTACTCCGAGTTCCCGGTGCAACCGTTTTCCGCGTTCACACTATCAACAAAAACCGTTAAATCCTTGCCGTTGGTTGCCGCTTTTAAATAGTCGGCTCGAACCGCCCCGCCGTTGGTGAATTTTACGAATTGAAATGGCTTGGTTTTTGTTCCGGGGGAACTTAGACACGGTTCCGCCTCGACGGTTCTGCATGAGTTTGGCGCGTTAAACGGAGCCTTTACCCTATCGAGGTCGGGCAGCGTGCCCTTATAGTCGACCCGCAATTGCGTTTTAGGATCGTAAGTCCCGTCAGGTAGGTAAGTGTCCGCCCAGTGCATTCTATGACCATCGGTGGCGGTCGCTATGCCGTTTTTCACATGAATGTAGTGCGTGAATTCTCGGACGTCTTTAATACCGCACGCCATACCTACCCCTTGCTCGGCGGATTTAGCTTTTTTCGGTAACGCGGGAGCGAAAAAATTTAAAAGTTTATCAAGTTGTTTGCCGGGCGGCACGCGATCGTCCTGCTTCATGGCAAGAACTGCTTGGTATGCCGCCTTTCGACTGAATTTGTCTAAAGTCGCTAGTTTCATAGTCCATCCTCCTCGATTGCTTCGGGTGTCAGTGCGGTATTCTTGCCCCAGATAAATGCGATAGCAGCGAACGTTGCCTTGATCTTATGCTTGCCGACTTGGAGAATATACGTGCCGTTATGGGCGAACCGTGGGGCGGCGCTTTTGACTCGGGTTTTAATCAGCGAGTCGTTATGGCTAAGGACAAAATCGCCCCTCAAATCGACGTGCTGTTTTCCTTGCTTTTTATAGAAATACATGTCAAATGCCCTCGAGTGCCGAAGCCGGAAAGCGCATTTTCCCCCACGCACCCGGACGAGTTCGATTGTCTATCTCCAAATCTCCAACTATAGCCCCGCATTGGGCGCACCATCGAACAACTTTTTCGGAGTCGTCCCAGCTAGGGTGAATTCGGGTAATTACTTGGAGGTCATGTTCGTTGTCTTTACACATATTTTGGGAGCCCTACGTTAAAAAGGCCGCCCGTCGTATTGACCCGGCGGCGAAGTGGTGATTACCGCTGAGGCATGAAATTATGCGCCTGCTGCGGTTGACCGCCACCAAATGCGCGAGAAGTATCAACTCCGCTGCCGCCAAAGTTCTGGCGTTGGGCATTTGCGCTTGCAATGATCGAGAACGCATCAAGACCGGTCGCGATACCTTTGTTGCCTGCTTTGTCGTACTCATAACAGTGAAGCAAAACATCAACCTGCTGGCCGCCATATAGCGCCTGTCCGTATTGCATTGGGTCGAGACGTTGACCGTTTTCGTCGTAAACGTCTGGCAGGCGTTGAGTGTTACAGTTTAGAACCGCCCAGCCGTTGTACATGCCGTTAAATTCGGTCGGCATAGCTTGGCCAATCGGCATGCGTCCGCCTTGCGGCAGTACGCCTTGGAATTTCGACTGCTGCAGCGACGTATTAGCCAACGATTGAAACAGAGCAAGATCGGGGCTGTTCGGGTTACAAACGACCTTGAGCGAGTATTTCGGCGATCCATCTTGGTTCTTATCGGGTCGAGTAATTCCGTCCCAAACAACAAAACAGCCGAGTATCTTTACGTGAGTATCATCAAATTGTGGCATTTTTATTTCCTCTATTTAGTAAGTTTAAGTTTTATTCGAAATCTTTGTATAAGTTGCCGCCGACGCTCAACCCTTCGGGTAGGCTCGTAATGCCCGTGCCTTCAAGGTCTAAGTTGCCGCCGACGCTCAACCCTTCGGGTAGGCTCGTAATGCCCGTGCCTCGAAGGTATAA